GTGGGCAGAGGGCTGACATTTTTAAATGACCAATTGAGCAATATTGTTGAGACTTTGGGAAAAGGTGGCCCGGAGGTAGCCTTCTGGTCGAGAACGGCGATATATGGGCTGGGTGGTCTTGGGGGGGCACTGGTCCTGTTTGGCAAAAGCCTTATGGGCTTGGCGCTGCTACAATATCTTGGAGGGGTGAGCGGCGCATTAACGATGTTGGGGTCGGTAGCAGGGACGGCCGCTTTGGCGCTACCTCCACTTATCCTTGCCCTGGCCGCGCTGGGGACCGCTTTGGCGATCTGGCACAATTGGGACAAAGTGAAAGCGAAGATCGACGCGGACCTCTTGGCGATCGATCAAACGTCGGCCTATTACTGGCGCCAAATAAAAGGGACGTGGAACCTGGGTATGAGCGGGATCCATGACACGGTTGCAGGTTGGATGGGCAAAATTAAGGCATTGTTTCATATCGATGCCGCTCCGAGCCGCGCGGGGGGTCCTCCGGATGCAGGGATAAGGGCCCCGAAACCAGGCGAAATAGGCCCGCAAAGCAGGCTGGAGAGCGGGAAGAATTATTCGAGCTACTACATGCGATCGGGAGACAATCGGCCAATCCAGGTGCACACGCAGATAAAACTTAACGAGCGCGTGCTGGCCGAGGCGGTCACGCAGCATCAGACAAACGAGATAAACAGGGCGACCGGGAGCGGATATTTCGATTCGACGCTAACGGCGCCTCATCCGGCATTGGGGTGAGGGGCGGCGCAGGTGCCGAGTGAACAGTGCGGCGGCACAGCCGCCGGGTGAACAGCGAGCAGTGAGCAGTGAGCGGTGAGAAATGAGTGAGCGGTGAGCGAAAGAGTGGATTCCCGCCTTCTTCCCGCCTTCGCGGGAATGACAGGGAATGACGGAATGACAGGGAATGACGGAATGACGGGGAACGACGGAATGACGGGGAATGACGGGAGAGGGGTGAGGGGTGCAGCCTGATACGGTTTTAAAGCTCGGGGATTTTACGTTCCAGGATATGGAAATCCCGGAGCAGATATCTTTCGGAGGCACGCAGATCACGGCCGACCATTTTCTGGTGGGGGGCGCGCGGGTCGTCGATTCGATGGGGGCCAAGGAAAGGGACATCGAATGGAAAGGGCTGTCGAGGGGCGCTACGGCCGTCGACCGGATGGAGTACATGGATTTTTTGCGCGGGCAGGGAAAGGCGCAAAAGCTCAGTTGGGGAAGGCTTTCCTACCTGGTGATCATCGATGATTTCATCCCCGTTTATGAGCGATTCTATCAAATCCCGTACACTATCCGCTGCAAGGTGATTCAAAACCTGAGCAAGCCCGTGACAAGTAGCCCCAATGCGGGAATCGACACAGCATTGAGTCAGGACGCATCTATTGCCGGCGCGATGGTCGCTCAAGTGGGAAATCCGGTGCTTTCGGGGCTCTGGAGTACATTCTCGCTGGCTTTTTCGGCAGTTGCCGCTTTCGCCGGCGCGGCGGCCAGCGTTGTGGCGAGCGTCACTGCGCCTCTTCTGGCCGTTCAGGCGCAGGTCGCGGTCCTGGAGGCGAGCGCGGCGGCAAGCCTTGCAAGTGTCGGCGCGATCGGAGCGATTGGAGCCGGATTCAGCGTGGAGAGAGCGATCGCCGGGATCGGGACGGCAACGGCCGCGTGCGCCGACATGGCCCTTCTGGAGCAGCTTTCCGGGTATCTGGGCAGGATCTCCGGCAACCTTGGATCGATCTCGGGCAGCGCGACGACCATCACCGTCGCCGGAGGGGACCTTTTTGCGATCTCGTCTCAACAATACGGGCAGGCGCAGGCCTGGACGACTATCGCGAATGCGAATGGGCTGAGCGATCCACAATTGAGTGGCCTGGAAACGCTTGCCGTGCCGGCGCAGCCGGACGGAAATGATGGAGTGTTGGTTCAGTGAACTATACGAACATATTTCCCGTTTCGCCTCAGGGGAGGCAGCCTCGATCTATCATTCGGGTGCAGGGGGCGCCTCTTCCCGGCTGGGTGGAATGGGAGGTTACAAATAACACGCACAGACAGACCGATACGTTTCGACTCGTCTATGCCGTGAATCAGGGAAGATATGCCGGCGAGCCGGGTCTTACGCCGGCGCAGGCGAACCAATTGATGGGGTATTCGACGATCGGCGTCGAGATCCTGGCCGGGTTTCCCAACGATCCGGTAAATTTCAGCGCAAGCGAGCTGCAGTCATTCATCCTGGGCAATGCGGACGGGCTGGATTTCGATCCGGTGGAAAACAGGATCCAAATCAGCGGGCGCGATCTGGCGGCAGCGATGGTGGATAAAAAAACGAGCGAAAAATTCGTCAATCAGAAGGCGAGCGATATCGCCAAAACGATCGCCTCCAGGCACGGGCTCACCGCCGATATTGACGAGGTCCCCGGGCTTGACGGAACGTTCTACGAAATCGATCACACCAGGCTCAACAGCGCGTCCAGCGAATGGGACCTTTTGTGCGAGCTGGCCGAGGATTACAACTGCAACGTTTGGGTCGACGGGCAGACCCTGCATTTCAAGAACGCGGACGAGCCGACTTCGGGCGTTTACACAATTCAGTGGATGTCTCCGTATAAGGCGCGAGGCTTCCCACTGTCGAATGTGGCGCACATCACGTTTCACCGGAACTGCACGCTCGCAAAGAATGTGCAGGTGATCGTGCAATCCTGGAATTCGAAGCAGAAAAAAGCCTTCACGGGATCTGCCGAGGCCTCGAAGTCCGGCGCCGTGGAAAGTCAGATATATACCTACAATGAGCCGGGCCTTAGCGCGGACCAGGCGAGCAGCCGGGCGCAAAAAAGGCTGAACGCGATCGTCAATAACGAGATGAGCATGTCGGCATCGCTACCTGCCGATAATATCCTGAATGCTCGGATGCAGGTCTCGGTGACGGGAACGGGCACGCCGTTCGACCAGATCTACTATCCGGCGAGCGTGACTCGACATATGAGCGCCGAGGGCGGATACACGATGAGCTTCGAGGCCAAGAACACGATGTCGGAGACGGAGACGGAAGAATGAGGGGAAGGCAAGAGAACAAATAAAGACAAATGCAGAGACAAATACAAAAAGCGCGGGGAGCTGAGCCCCCCGCACCCCCGCAAGGGGGGCGATCCTCGCACGTGCCGTGCGAGGACGCGCGCTCGCGAAGCGCAGGAGAGATAAGAAACATATGAGGAATGCGGGCGCTTTAGCCAACGCCATCCGGATGCAGGCGCTTCTGGCCGGGAACCGGAAGACGGGCACCAAACAGGGCACGCTCACAAGTTATGATCCAGCGAACTACTGCGCCAAGGTTCTGCTGCAGCCCGAAGGATTCGAGACAGGGTGGCTTCCCATTGCGACGATAGGCGCCGGAAACGGCTGCGGCATACAGGTGGGACCGACGATCGGCCTTTTGTGCGATGTGGAATTCACCGAAGGGGACAAGGATAATGGCAAGGTAACAAAATTCTACTTTAACGACGTCGATAGGCCGATCGCCGGAGTGCAAGCCGGGCAAATAGCAATCCAGGACAGTTCGGGCAATTCGATGAAATTCGATCCCGCGAGCAATTCACTGGCGATTCTTTCGGGGACATTTTCGGTAACGGCCAACGGCGGGGACGTGGTGATAAACGGCATCAGCCATATAAATCATGTGCACGGGGGCGTGCAAAGAGGCGATGGGACAACGGATAAACCGCAATGAGCCAGGAACTGCTTAACGATCTTTATAGCGTGTGGGGAACAGACCTGAGCGCAGGGAACAGCGGCGATCTTATGAGCGTTTCGGGGACCGAGCGAGGCAAACAGCGGCTTTTGCGGAGATATATGACCAACCCGGGCGACTACATTTTCGAGCCGGGCTACGGGGCGGGGCTCGGCAGGTACGTGGGCGAGGTTCAGAGCAAGGCGGAACTCGATGAAATATACGGGCTGATTATGAGCCAGACTCTGATGGAATCGGTTGTGGCGCCGTCTCCGGCGCCGGTGATAACGCTTGCGCAGCTCCAGGACCTCTCGCTTTGGTGCAGCGTGCAATACACCGATGCTGCAGAGCAGGTGCCGGTCACTTTGAGCTTCACAGTGGGAAACGACTGATATGGCGATCAATACTCAGACATTCACGACGGTTGTTTCGAATTTTGCCGCGGCGGTCCAGGCGGGGGCAAAGGTCCTGGTCGATTTTACCGTTGGATCGATCCTTCGGGCCATCGCGGAGGCGAACGCGGCGGTCGTTATGTGGATTCAGGGGCTGATTTTGCAGGTTGCGGCGCTCACAAGGGGATCGACGAGCCACGGGAGCGACCTGGTGAGTTGGTTCGCCGATTTCGGGTTCGTGATGGAGGCGGCCGCCTATGCAAGCGGCCAAGTGACGTTTGCGAGATTTACGAACACACAGCAAGCGGTTGTGCCGATAGGGGCGATCGCGCAGACGCAGGATGGGACTCAAATATACGCCGTAATTCTCGATAGCGGAAACGCGGCCTATAGCGCCGTTTTAGGCGGATACGTGATTGCCGCCGGGCAGTCGAGCGTATCGGTCACGGTCCAGGCGCAAAATGCCGGTAGCCAAGGAAACGCGGCGGCCGGGGCAGTTAATACCCTGGGGCAGGCGATCCCTTACGTGGACACGGTTACGAATGCGAGCCCTTTTACGAACGGGCAAGACGCGGAAAGCGAACCGGCGGCATGGGCAAGGTTTTGGGCCTGGCTGAACAGCCTTTCCAAGGCGACGCTGGGGGCCATACAGTTTACGATCCAGAATCTGCAGACGGTCGTGAGCTACACGATCACGGCGTGCTACGCATATAATGGGGCGGCGCAACCGGGTTATTTTTACATTGTGGCCGACGACGGAAGCGGGAGCCCGAGCCAGGGGTTCCTGGATAATGTTTACGCGGCGGTGGACGGGATCCGTGGCTTTACGATTTCCTTCGCTGTGGTCGCTCCGGTGGTGGAGACGGCCAGTGTGGGAATGACTCTCGTTACGGCGGCCGGGATTGACCATGCGAGCGTTGTGAGCGCGGCGCAGGCGGCTTTGCAGACGTACATAAACGGTTTGGGCGTGGGCGTGAGCCTGAGTTATGCGCGGCTGCCCCAGGTGGCCTACAACGCGGCGCCGGCGGGAGCGATCACGACGATTACGGGAATAACCCTGAACGGGGGAACGGCGGACGTGGCGGCCACCAATCAGCAGATCGTTAGGGCCGGGACGTTGGATGTTTTGTAGAACTTTTGGATTAGTGGAGTGTGACGTTTGGCGATCGGTGATCAAAACGACATTTTGACCAGGCTTCAGGGTTATTTGCCTCCTTCGTGGTTCGACGCCGATTCAAACCCGATCCGGGACGCGGTTTTGTCGGGCCTGGCGGCGGGACATTCCTTTATCTATTCGATATTGAGCTATGTGCGGCAGCAAACCCGGATCAAGACGGCGACGGAGGGATTTCTGGACCTCATTAGCCGGGATTTTTTCGGAGGGGCGCTCCCCAGGAAGCCGAACGAGACGGACCCGGCATTTTTAAAACGGATCCAGTTCAATCTTTTGCGGGAAAGAGCCACGCGGCTAGGCGTTGTGAAAGCACTGGAGGAGCTGACAGGATATGCGCCGCAGATTTGCGAGCCTCAGAATCCGGCGGACTGCGGGGCATACGGAGAGCCCAATTGGGGGTATGGGGCGGCGGGGTATTACGGGTCGAGGCTTTTGCCGTATCAGGGATTTATCCAGGCATACAGGCCGGTGGCGAGCGGGATCCCGAAGGTCGGGGGTTATGGAGTTCCAGCAAGCGGCTTATCGGGCCTGGGAGTCCTGTTCGACGGTATTCCGGTCGCGCCGCTTAAGGTTTACGCGCCCGGCGGATACGGGGTTGGGCTGCTCAAGTACGGATCGATTGATATGATCCAGGGGGACGTGACCGATGCGGACATTTACGAAACGATAACGAGCGTTATACCCGACGGGACGATCGCCTGGGTGAATATCAGTAATACATAGATGGTAGGCAGAAGACGTAAGACGGAAGACGGAGGACGGGAAATGGATCGTCAGATCGTATATGAGGACCAGATACCGCTTTTAACGGATGTGCTCAACGTGAGCAAAAACGGATACGTCGGACTGTTGAAGCTCGCGGCCGCAATATTGGGGACGAGCACTCTGGTGAACGGATTAAGCTGTGCGCCGACGTCGCCGGCGAGTCTTTCCGTTGTGGTGGGGCAAGGCGAAATCTATTCGCTGCAGACGCTTGATCCGTCGGCTTATTCGGGCCTGGGCGCAGACGGTCGGCAGGTATTGAAGCAGGGGATAGTCAACGACCCGGTGATCCTGGCGCTTAGCGGCCCGGGCACGATCGGGTACAGCGTAAATTACCTGATCGAGGTGGCGTTCAGCGAGACGGACACGGACTCGGTCGTTTTGCCATACTGCAACGTCGATGATCCGGATCATCCGTACAGCGGGCCGGCAGGATCGGGGAGTCCCCAGGCGACGACTAGGCAGGATGGAATCATAATCCAGGCAAAAATGGGGGTTGCGGCGGCGACTGGAACCGAGACGGTCCCCGCGGTCGATGCGGGCTATACGGCGCTATGGGTGGTAACGATCGATTACGGCCAGACGAAGATCGGTAGTGATCATATCAGCCAGGTGAGCGGAGCGCCGATCATTACAGAGCGGCTTGGAGATAAGATCAGCCAGGCTAGGGCCGATCTCAGGTATATACCATTCGCGGCGGAGTCTCTGACGGGAGCGCCGGGCAAGATCCCATACGGCGACAGCGAGGGGATGCTCGATGAGAGCTGGGTACCGGTAACTACACCGCAATACATCAGCCGGCAATATCCGGAGATCCTGACGGCCGGAAATGTGATGGCGCTTACGGGGACAATAGGGAGCGTTACGCTTGCGGCCGGACAGCAGTTCGTGATCCGGGATATGGCTCCGATCACCACGGCGGCTCAGTCGTTCAATACCTATCTCAATCGAACCTATCATCTTCGTTATGCATTCGCGATCGGGTCGGCCGGGGCCAACATGGGGGCATCGTTCTATGAGGGCAAATCGATCGCGGCCGGATCGTTTTACCTGATCGACACGGCGGATACGAATTACAATCCGTCCAGCCTGGAGGAGACAAATCCGACCTTCGATACGAAGCGGGACGATATGCTGGTGGCTCGGATCGTGACCGACGAAAGTAATAATCCGACGATCACGCCGCTGGCCAATGCGCAGCGGCTGCTGAATTCGAAGACGATCGACGGGGAGGCGCCTTATTCCACGGACAATTGGTCAGGCTGGTCGGGCGGAGTTTTGGCGCTTAACTGGGCGAGGACGCCCATAATTTCCGTGCCGGCGCTTTCGGGAATTTGCAGCAATCCGTTCAATCCGCAGCATGCGCCGGGTCCAGGCGAGTGGAATGCAACCGGATTGATAGGCATGGCCTTCGTCCGTGTGACGACCGGTTCACTCTCGCGGTATGGCGCTACTTTGGACTACGCATTCGACGGCAGGCCAGGTTTGACTGATGGTTGGATGACGGTCAGTTGGTTCTCGGAGGCATAAACTATGGATCGGCAAATGATATATCCGGGGCAGCTGCCCTTAGAGACGGATTTGCTCAATACAGCCAAAGACGCATATATGGGGCTAGCCAAGCTCGCGGCGGCGGTCCTGGGGACGGGAACGCTGGTGAATGGCCTTTCTTGCGCTCCAACAACGCCAAACAGCATGTCGGTCGTGGTCGGCGCGGGGGAAATATACGCGCTGGAGGCGGCGGATCAGAATGCATTTTCGAGCCTCGGCACCGACTCGCACAGCATCGTGAAGCAGGGCGTACTGTGCGATCCGATGGAATTTACTTTCATCGCGCCCGCGATCGTTGGCGATGCCATCAACTACCTGATCGAGGCGGCATTCATCGAGGAGGACATCAACCCGGTTGTGCTGCGCTACTATAACAGCGCCAATCCGAGCCAGGCGTTCAGTGGGCCGAGCGGGACGGGGGCAGCGCAAAATACGACACGGAACGATAGGATCTCCGTGCGGGTTGTGGATGGGACGCCGGCGGCGGCGGGGACTCAGACTACTCCGGCGCCGGACACCGGGTACACGGCGCTATGGGTCGTGACCGTAGTTTACGGCCAGACATCGATCGCGATGGGCAATATCCAGCAGGCCGTCGGAGCGCCGTTCATCACGGAACGGCTGGGAGACAAAATCAGCCAAGCTACGGGGGATGGCCGGTATGTGAGGCTGGGCAGCCTGCCGGTATCCGCCGCCGAATCATCGCTCGCTCCAGGGGAGCTGCAGGTCCTGATTTCGGCGCAGATTACGACAAGCGTCGGGAGGGCCGTACTGGTAATAGCCAGCGTGGGCAGCGTAACGAGCACGGGGACCTCCGGAGGATCTGGTGAGCTTGCATTCGTAAAGAGGAACGGATCGCAGATCGGTGCGAATATCGCCGGATATTCTTCGTCGAACCAGACGGCGCCCGGCTTCAGTTTTGTTTTTTTGGATTCTCCCGGGGTCGGGACGTTCACATATGATATCGCTACGATGACCGCCGGAACTTATTGGGGGATTAATTTGCAGGTCTTGGAAATTTAGGGGGGCATGGGGTTGCTTCTTTTCTCCTGGTAAATAATGCGGTCCAGTATCAATGACAACCATATATAGGAGCAGGCGGGGAGACCAGCGACTCCCCACCGACCCGCAGCGAGCACTGCGGATCACAGCCTCGCGGCTGCTGCCCCTGCCCACGTGAGCGCAGGCAAAATAGCAGAGGAGGCCTATTTGGTCAAGGATGTGATCCGATGATGAGTCCACTGTGTTGGATGGGAGGCAAGAGCCGCTTGGCGAAAAAGATCGTAGCCTTGATACCCGAACACCACGCGTATGCCGAAGTTTTCGCCGGCGGGGCGTGGGTTTTCTTTTCAAAGCCGGAGTCGAAGTGTGAGTCGATAAACGATCTCAATTCCGATCTGGTAGCGTTTTACAGGGTCTTGCAATATCACCTTGAGGAATTCTGCAAGCAGTTCAAATTTCTACTCTCTTCGCGCGAATGGTTTGCCGATTGGAGCCGTCAACTCGAAGCCGGAGGTCTGACCGATATCCAGCGGGCGGCCAGATTCTATTATCGTCAACGCCATTCATTTTCGGCTGAGGTCGTGAGAAGCAGCTTCGGCCGCAGCACGCACAAAGCGCCGAGGATCAATCTTATACGCATGGAGGAGGAACTTTCGGCCGTGCATCTCCGCATGGCGCGTGTGACCATCGAAAATCTACCCTGGCAGGAATATGTGAAGCGCTACGACTCGCCATCCACCTTCTTTTATTTGGATCCGCCCTATTACGGCTTTGAGAGAATATATGGAGAATGGCTGTTCTCGAGAGAAGATTTTGGCGTAATGGCGCGATGTCTGCGGGGGATTACCGGAAAGTTTCTTTTGAGCATCAATGACGTCGACGCGATTCGCGAGTTGTTTTCGGCGTTTCGAATCAATAATGTACAGACGACCTATTGCAGCCGAAAAGTAGGCTGTACGGCCGTTGGAGAGCTATTAATCCTCAATTATTGACATGATCGGATCTTGGGGGGAGGATTGGGAATTCGGACAGATTGTCCGAAATAATCCGATCAATATGTTGATCTGTCTGTGTCTAGAATAAGGTCTTCCGGACAAAATGTCCGGAAGGATTTAGGGTGGCGTGATCCTCGTACAAATCTTCCGAAGCGGCCGTGCAAACGGCACGCTATAGTTGTCTCCAGAGTTAGGTTCCTAGTATCATCATGAGCGTCAAAGATTTTTTGATTGTGTCAAACCGAAAGCGTGCTCTATTATCGCGTTTTTTGCGCTCGGTTTATCGTGCGCCGCTAGAATAACCAGGGCAACCCCCTGGGGATAGGGAGCGCCGGCTGGCTCGAATATTTCGGCCGGTTCTATATTAGCTGGACGCCCCACCCTTGGCTGGCAATAGGGCCGCAATATCAGCTGGAGGATCGCCAATACTCGGAAACCCTGTTGCCTTACTCTTCTTTGCGGTTGACGACGCACCGTTTTTCGTTCGGGGCTTCTTTCTTTCACCCATGCGGTTTCTTCGCGAGAATTACGCCCACTTACGTCGTGCAATATGGATCGTTTCAAAATTTTGGCGCGGCCGGCGCATATTATTATTCGGACGAAAGTGAATTTTTTGTACTGGACGCAGTTGTCGGCTACCGCTTGCCAAAACGCTTCGGCATTATTTCAGTGGAGGCCAGGAACCTTTTCGACAGGTCCTTCTATTTTCAAGATACGGATCCGGACAATCCGAATCTGGTGCCTTGCCGCTATATAATGGGCAGGTACACGTTCTACTTCTAGAGAAAATTAAAGAAGGTGCCGGATAGGCCGGCAATTGAACCTGACCTGTGGAAAGAGGAGGATAGCGTGGAAAAGGCAATTACAATCACGATTGTGTGCGATGAAGAAGGACACGTTCTAAGAGTGACGGACGCTCAAGGCAACCGAATTGACGAACCGATCAAGTTTGAGAGCAGGGAAGGAATGTGCCTGAAGAACATGAGTGAGTTTCGATTGAGTTCCTCCCTCGGGACGACCTGCAGGGTCGTCGACGGGGTCCTTACCTGTGCGCCTGGTTTGTGCTGAACGGGATGCTTCAGCAAGGCCGTTCCTGTGTCGAAGAAGTAAACCGGTAAGGTCGCGCGTGATAGGCCGCGGGGCTGTTTGCCCTCGGATACCGAGGCCGAATGGTCCGGCGGATGGGAGCCGTGGATGAACCGATGCGTTCGTTCAGGAATATTTGCGTAGGGATTTGCAATGTACCGCCGGATTTATTTTGCAGTCGCAGCAGGTTGCCTTGTGGGGGTGCTGGGGTTGCTCGTCAGCCTTACTCCACTTGGATTGTGGCTGGAAGAGGAACTCGGCCTCCACATTCTTTTCCATCTCAGAGGGCCCAGACCAGCCCCGTCCGGCGTTGTCGTCGTCGCGTTGGATGAGGCCTCGGCCAAGAAACTGGGACTACCCGGCAACCCTCAGAAATGGCCCCGGTATTATTATACCCGTCTGCTTGAAATTATCTCCCGACAGCAACCATCAGTCATTGCGTTCGATATTCTGTTCAGCGATCCTTCAGTGCAAACCGATGATGAAAGCCTGGCCGAAGCCATCCTCAATGCCGGCAACGTCGTTTTGTGCGAACGTCTTAAAAAGGAGACACTCCCTGTAAGTTTAACCGGCAGGGTGTATGTTGAGAGCACTATCGAACCCATGGAAAGTCTGGCGAATAACGCTGCGCTGCTCGCTCCCCTGC